TCATATTTGTGCACTGGTAACTGTCTTTTTTTCAGGTATATATTCCACAACCCAATCGACTATAGTTGCAAAACAAGAGACGCCGTTGATGAGCCAGTACCATTTGGCAGGAAAACTTTCGCCTTTGAAAAAAGGGAACGATTCCACTTTAATATAAGCTTCATTCCAGTTAGAATAATCGATTGTAAATGCTCCAAATGTTGCGCTCAAATTGACAATCACTATAATGGCAGCGACACCAACACCAAATCCTTGAGCACATTTACGGATAACGTCTGTAGGGTTTACTTTCACATAATCAAATATTAAACCACAACCTAGCATGAATAAACCTACGAAGATTCCGTCACCCTGACTGAGAGTGATCCCCAAGATGATCCATGTTAGTAAGTTATACAGAGCTCTCCATCCAGGGTGAGCACTAGTTGATAAATTATCTTGCTTCCGAGACATTAAGCATCTTCCTTATAATATGTACTGAACACCCTAAAAATGATCTAATAAACTGTACAAGGCTCTCTATTTCCATAAAGAGCCTTGGAGCCAATGCTTTTGGCTATATTTACATTATACAGTATTTGGGTTAATTATCAATACCTAAACGTAGTTATAAGGAACTATAAAACGAAACGAATGACGATAAATTCATACAAAAGTCCTATTTTAACTAATGCATTTAGCTTACAATGTTATATCTATACGATAGGTAGCATTACAAGTTTAGCAATAAGTCTGCTACTATTTTATAAAATTAATGTGGCCGTCTTGGTCTTGTTATCCCATCCGATCTTAGCTCCAATGGAATCCCCTACTGCACGCAAAGGTACAAATGTTTCTCCCTTTATTAGCACGCCATCTTTGATCTTCTTCCCGTTCACAAAAACGTTAGCCTTATCCATTACTTCATCCTCTTTCACAGCATCCTTTTTAGTCAGCCCCAGGTATGTAGCAATCCCCTGTACATGACCGTCAATAATGGCGTCAATCACGCTGGATTGCTTCAACCGATCCGCGTCAGCTGACACATCGACAAACAGGTTTTCTGTCAGGACTGCCGGCATTTTGGATTCACGAACCATATGAAGGTTCTGTGCCTTCTGGCCACGATCTGTGCCGCCCAATTTGGCCGTGATCGCCTTGTGCATCGTGTCCTGGAGTTTCATGCTATTCTGGGAAGCGGACGTATACCGAAAGGACTCAAAGCCGCCTTTGCCGCCGCCAGCGTTACAATGGACAGATACCAGGATATCAGCACCTGCCGCATTAGCCTTCGCTGTCCGATTGCGGAGCTCCAGGAATATGTCCGTGGATCTGGAGAGTAACACCTGCACATCCTCATATAACGATTCCAGTCTCTCCTTGATCCCGAGCGACACCTTCAGTGCAATATCCTTCTCCTGGATACCGTTAGCGACTGCTCCCGGATCCTTACCACCGTGTCCTGCATCGACCCATACTTTATACATTCGTACCAGCTCCTCTATCGTTATCATTGCCGCCTTTGCCCTTTAGAACCTCAATTGCTTGCTTAATTACTGCCGGGATAGGCGCACCCATTTTCCCACCATTTTCAGTGATGGACAGCAGCTCATTCGCAATATAGAAAAATGCCACCGTATCCCTGAATAAGTGGCCGTCACCAAGAATGCCATCCACCAAGTGACCCACTGCTACCATGGCAAAAATAAAAACCTTACGGGCGATGCCGAACATTCCGATTTTGCTTCTAAGCTCTCCCGACATCCAACCCGCAGCAACCCCAGTTAAATAATCAAAAATCACAAACACCAATAACACTCCAAGCACAGCAGACCAACCCCCAAATAAATAAGACACCAACCAGCTACCCACGGCCAAAGCCCTTTTCCCCATGTTCTCCAACTCCATATCCCCCATCTATTTGAGTATGTGAAAAAGCCCCCTGTGATCAGAGGGCCAAATAATTAAATCTATGTCGTAATCATTTGTCCTAATAAATTCACTGAATAGTTAGCTCCAGTTCCGACAACCTTACGATATTCAGCAACGACATCTATAGGACCAGTGAAATCAAAATCTCTAGGAACACTTTCTGCAGGATTGGTCCAAGAACCACGTCCATGTAACCCTTTAAATGCTACTGTACGATAAAGTCTGTCTACTCGGATGTTATATATCCACAATTGCACTTCTTGGTTAGGAACTCGATTTATAGTTTCCGAATCAATCATAAATTGCCTACCCGAGCTATCTCTCAAAATTAATATAGCGGTTACGGGCGATTGTATTTGAGTATTTGTAATTCCCAAGGAAATAGATCTTTGAGAATCTGGGTTGTCTGGAAATAAATCTACATAACGATTCGATACCGGAAATGTGAATATTGTTCTGTTGTAGCTTTCTGAATTCGTTTCAATGGTTCCGCTATAACTTCCAGTAATTGATGTTCTCAATGGAGCAATGTAAGTACCAACCAAACTTGAGCCACTGTTATTACTAAATGTTTTTCCAGCCATAACATCTGCTGGAACAGCATTACCTGTCGCCCTGATAACCCTGGACACTTTAGAAATAAGCGATGCCCAAGTTTCACTTGTGGAAGCCGATACTCCTATGGAGTTAAGCGCGGCAACCACTTCCGCTTTCCGCTCAACTCCAGCTTGAAAAGCCAGTCCTACCGCTTTCTCTGTGGCAGCGACATCTTCTCTATCGCCGTTTGTTTTGCTTGATAAGAGCACCTTACCTTTCTCAGTTAGCGAAGCATCCGGAATGTCCATCTCGTTGACCAATTGGCGGAGTTCTTCCACATCTTCCCGTTTTGCAACACCCTCATCAATCTTCTCAAAGATTGCATTAATACCTACTCGGCTTACACTTTCATTCCCCAAAGGCAGCGGCAATTTCAATCGATTCGTTTCAATTGGCATGATTTATTCCTCCATTTTGTTGTTATTAGGTCTATACGATTTAGATCATAAGTTGTTAAATGGTCTGAAATCAGACGTAAAAATAGCGCTCCGATGTCGGAACGCCTATTACACGATATTTCCGTTTTGGTCCATCTCTGCCGCTTCTAGCACAGCAGCCACTTTATCCCGGCTGCCTGCTGGCACTTGCTCCAGTTTGATCAAGCCTTTATGGATCATCATCACGTATACAACTAGCATGGTGTCACCCCCTCTCATGAGTGCTACGGCCCAGCGGATCAGCAGCCTTGCAAGCTTAACCCTCATCTGGCAACACACTCAGTGCGAGCATATGCAGTTCCATGAGTGCCAATTGATTCGCGTTGCTCTCTGCGGCCAGTTGTTCATTCCTAGCTTCGGATGCTGCCAACCTTTTCTCCAGTTCAATATAATCGGCCGGACGACTGGCCTTATCTACCTCATCTTTCAGGGCTTGATCCAACACAGGTTGTCCATCCTGCCAGCGATAGTATCCGCCGTTAATCCCAATCGGGAGCGGTGTTGGTATCTCTACCTCTTGATAACCCTCATACGGGTATTCGATGATGTCTCGAATAATCTGAGTTTGCTGCTCGACTTGAATGTAAAAACTCATTTATATCAGCTCCATATCTTCACTATTTTTTTAGCTTCCCCTGCAATCCCGCTTTCTTTTGCATAACCTAGTCCAATATCTGAAGCTGATATAGAACTCCTTACATTTGAACTTAAATAAACTCCATCACGCATATCGTAAAGTGTGAGTGCAGGAAGCGCACCGTGAGCAACCCCTAGAAAGTTTGAGTCTGGGCTAAAATCAACTCCATAACCAATACCAGTAGGTAAAACACTCGGGTTAGGGTACTTGCTAAAACCGCCGTTTTTCAAATCATAAAGACTCATATATGGACTGCTATACATAGTCATAGCCATATACCTATCATCTTGACTACACCTTATATCATAAATTACATTAGTTGCCTGACTGGATATGTTCACTTTAGTGAATGAATCACCATTCCGTATATACCACAGAAGTCCAGGAGTAGCACTAGTACCAATAAATAAGTGATCACCGCTGTGACTAAAGGCCAATCCATAACCATTGTTGGTCCCCGGCAAGCTAGGCAAGTTAGCCAGCTTCGTAAATACATCCCCATTGCGCTTGTAGATGCTTGCTAAATTACTTCCTCCATGTGCTACTGCTAGATAATCTGCGTTCGGCGTAAAGGATATACCATATGCACCATTCGTAGGTGGAATGCTGGGATTAGCGAGTTTTGTAAATGTATCTCCTTCTATTTTATATATTGCAATACAAGGATCTTCAAGCAAAGAAACTGCTAAATACTTACCATCTGAACTGAAGTCTGTGTAATTAGAACGACCACTTGGGATAATAAAACCCTTGATTTCTGTGAACATATCCCCTTCTTCAATTTTAAAAATCCTTAAAGATACAGCTCCCAGACTCGGGACCGCAAAGAATTTAGAATCTGGGCTAAATGATATATATCTAGTGGATTCAGATATAGATGGAAACGGTATTTGACTATACTCATCTCCAATTCTCTTGAACATGGATATTCCCACACTCATAACACTTACAGCCATGTATCGGTTATCCGGGCTAAATCGAACGGATTGACCATTATTCGCAAAGTTCGTAGCTACGTTTTTTTGCTCTATGTTATAACGAGTTTTAATCGGATCATTAGCCTGAATATTACTCTTGAAAATACCAACTGCTTCTTGTTGACCCTTAATCACCGTTGCCGTCTCGATCGTCCCGATCCCGTCCGTAAGCTCTGCAAAAGAGTGTGGGGAAGTCCCTGCTACCGTTCCCCCTTTGACGATGACGGCGGATTTAATGAGATTTTTCCCGTCAACGCCAGACTGAAAAACCTCGTTGAGCGCATCAACCAGGTTGTCCTTGTCTGTGGTCTGTAATTCAGCCAGATTACCGACTTGATGTTGTACGGCACCTACAGCGGATTCCGTAGCTGCTATGGTATCCCTATCGCCGGTTGTGGACTTAGACAGTTGGACGATACCCTTGTCTGTGAGCGTAGCGTCATTCACAGGCGGGATAGCTGCAATTTGATCAGCCACATATTCCTCAATTTCGTCAAAGCGTTCTGGCACACCTACTCTGAGATACTGTGCATCAGGTCCGCTCATGAGTCCAGATACGCCGCCTGTCTCTGCATCAGGAATTACATCGGTACCACCTTGAATATGGGATAAGGCGTGTGGTCCAGGTGTCGCCTCTCCAGTCGCTGTGAAGGAAACACGCTTGTTCGCTGGATCGGTGGTAATGGTTATACCCGTACCGCCGACCAAAGTAACCGTGTCCGTTTTAGAACCGGCAGAGACATCGTTAATCTTGCTGAATGCGTTTTGGTTAACCTCAGCGCCTGCCTGGATGTTTTGCAGCTTGTCATGCTCAGCCTGGGTCACATGCTTAACCGTGTCTGCTGCATGGCTGTCCAGTTTGGTCTGTACCGCATCCGTTTCAGCTTTACGGGCAATGTCATCCGCTGCGGCTGGAGCGGCTACCTTGGCCCGTCCCTCTGCATCACGCTGCATGAGAGTGTCAGGGGTTGCGGCACTCGTGCTTGCATCAGATTTTAGCTTGTCAGCAGCAGACATAAAACCAGCAGCGTTACCCTTTGCCATGGGATGCTCATCAGCTCCGCGTGCCTTGTGGGCTGCCAGATCAGCAGCGGCTGCGGCAATGGCTGCCGTCTTAGCTGCATCAGCTTTAGTCTGGGCATCGGCTGGCGTACCCTTGGTGTCCATTTCGGCCTGCACGCGGTCAAAGCCGATATTGATGTTGCCGAAATCCTCACTTATCTTTTTACTTCCTTCCAGATTCGCGTAACGGTTCGCCACTTGCTTCAGCTCCTTTCAATAGCGTGTCAACGTCCTGCCGGATTGTCCGAAGGAATGCCACCTGAGATTCAAGCGTGGGTAACGTCTCTAACATGGCACGGATCACCAAAGGACTTTCGCGGAAAATGTCGCTTACATCCACGGATAGTTCCAAAACCTTTTTAATTCGCACCAGATACACCCCGATTCATATTTTTGAGGACCTCAAGCATGGTGGCCTTCGTCTGATCATTGACCCTGATCGTTATGGTTTCAGCCTTAATCCGTTCGTCATGGGCAATCAATTCCTCGCGAATAATCTCACGGATTCGCTGTTCTTCCATGCTGTTCACTCCTTTTTGGGCAACAAAAAAGAGCCCATGCATATGGACTCTCTGTAATGTTTGATTTTATTTAGCTGTTAAGAGTGCTTCATCGATCAGTTTCAGTTCGGCGTTTGCTTCGGCCAAAATCTTGTCATGCGAAGCTAATTCCTTTTCAAATATTTCAAGATTAGTAACAGGTACCCCTTTAGCCATTAACTCTTTTGCATCAGCAATTTCTTTAAGGATGCTTTCTCTACCTTCTGAAACAGGTTTAATTGTATTATTGATCTTGCTTTCTTTGAGTTCTTCTAAGCTGGATTTCGTATATCCGATATATTTGTTGCTCGCGTTAGTGGGTGCACTTGCAGTAGCTCCTGAACTATTTGATTCTGTGGAACTTGAACCATCCGAAGTGATTGTAATAGTTTTACCAGACACCTGAACATCAGCTCCTAAAGCTTCGGACAGGGCGCGCGCCGGAACATTTGCCCGTGAGTCAATTATGGCACCCTTGTCCGACAATTTTTTACCGTCAACGATCACAGTATATTCACCTGTTACCTTTTTACCAACCACACTTTTTACTGTATCAGCAAAAGCGCCACCTGCTGTCGAAACAACCATTCCGATTAAGATACCTCCGGCGATGTATGCAACCTTTTTCATATTTCAACCTCCGCATTGGTTCAATTTACCTATTATGATACATTACGGGGTTGATGTCGTAAAGGTTCCACCACCTGTTCCTGGTAGATTCGCATTGTTACCATGGTTATGATTTGCTGTTGTAACAGTGTGTGTATGATTATTGAAACTCGATCTCAGAGAGTCTATTTGGTTTTGTAGTGATTGCAGTTGATTCGTCAGACCGCTAACTTGACTGATACCCAGGTTTAGCCCTGTTACAGTTCCAGAAAAGTGAACTTGTCCCTGCATAACAGTCCTGCCGGAAGTAGCACCTACCAGCAAACCGTTATTACCGATCACATGCATTTCACTTGAAACAGCATAGATCAAACCTTGTGGTTGTCCACTAGAATTGTAGTATGTGTGTCCAGAGATATTCGCTGACGGATTTGTACCCAAAGTGACACGGCGTGCATTACCAGAATCATAGAAAGTGAATCCGTTTGGATCAAGCTCAATCCGATCTCCACTGGCGGCGGTTCTTATCTTAGCACCAAGTATATCGGCACCCTCGATATAAGAACCGATTATATCGCCACCCTCAACACGTCCGGCCTTCAACGTGCCTACAAAGGTACCGTTGGCTGCCTGGAGCGTTCCGCTGAACGTACCATTAACGCCCTGCAAGGTCCCGGTGAATGTGCCGCCTGCGGCTCGAAGGTCACCCGTGAATGTTCCACCTGCCGCCTGCAAGGTCCCGCTGAACACGCCATCCACGGCTTCCAAAGTACCATTGAATTTATATCGGTTACTTGGCAAGTCAAACCATAACGCCTTATCTGATCCGCGGTAAAAGGTTAATTCATCTGAGTTGAAAACCGCTTTACTCTTGTGGTCCTCGCGCTCAATGATCAATCCCTCAGTACGTGTGATGGTTGCCCCATAATAGGACTTGCCTTCCTTGATGGCATCTTTGTTTAGCTTGTTCACTTGTTGCGTCAGGCTGCCTTCAACAACAAACTCACTACGTTGCTCTGAAACAGATGGAGCTTCCAGGCTCATCTTCAAACCGCCTGCAAAACTGAATACTTGATGCAGGATAATGGTCTTGTACCTGACCACGCCATCCCATGGAATATTCGTATCCTGCCAGGTCGATACCGTTTCATCCCATGTGGTGCCCTCTTGCTGTTCAAACCCGATGACGTCACCTTGTTCAAGCTGCGGGTATCCTCTTGCGTCCATCGTAAGAGGTAAATAAGAAAATCCATTCAGCGTTGTCAATAGGCCGTTTGTGACCGCCTGCGTAGCGAATGGATTTTCTATATACAAGGTATGGTTTTCATCTCCGGTACCCGCTTCATATTGCAAGCCATCCTCGGTGTTGTACGTAACCACAACCCGCGTATACGTCTTTACAGGATTTGTTTGTTTAACGGTCACATAGTCGGCTGCGGTCATATCAAACACAGGATTTTCAGACGCTATAAAACGTTTGAATTTAAGCGTACCCGCTTTGTCTATATAAATGCTTGCGCTATTGGCAGAAGCAATGTAAGCCAGTACCTGTCGCATCGTGTACCCTGCTGGCCCTGCCTGAATGCGGTAACTGGAATTAATCACCACGCTGCTATCATACGTCCAGCCAAGACGGTTGCAAATCTCATTAAAGACCGCTCTTTGTGTGGTCGGATACGACAATGATGATATGTAAGCCACATCAGCCATAACCAGCTTGTCATAACAGGTGAACGTCCATACATCATTGACTCGTTCCCGATCGTCAACGTAGAACTCGCCCAAGGGGAGCCAGTCCGTTCCTGAGCCTGTCCAAGTCAGGTTCATATCTTTCCATGGGTACTGTGCTTCCAGCCACGTCAGGCCAGCCAGAGACAGTGACAGGTACGGAACAATCCGGGCATTCGCTGGTATGATTTCATTTGTTCGTAACTTAATAGTCAGTTTGGATGGAATTGACGTCCCAATCTCGAACCCATTTGTCAGGCTCAAGCTGTTCTCTATACTGAAATCCACGATTCTACTGCTATCGTATTCTTCACTGCCCACCAGAGCCTTGATGATAAACTCCCGGTCTGGCCGTCTTAAATAATCCTTGTAAAGTGGCGATATAGGAAACATGGTATCACCTCTCTGTCAGCGTCAATTTGAGTCCATTCCAGTACATGACGCCGCCACTCATCACACTGAACGGTGCAGGCCGATTACCGACATACATCCGTTTAGTTTCGTGCTTGCCTGTCATCGGATCTGGAAAAGTACAGTCAAAAAACACATTGGACATGGATTGGAGGATGGAGGACATTTCTGCCCAGGTCAGCATCCCCCAAGTCATGTCTATCTGCCGTTTGACGGCTATCCGGTCCCGGTTCAAGGTTCCGTCTGCAGTACGTACGGATGAATTCGCATCATCCAAGTCAAGCACCGTCACCTGGTACGATGAAGGATAAGCAGCAATCACTTGACCATTAATTTTGATTTCCAATCTGCATCCCTCCTATGTCGTTAATGGTGAACGGCCTTGCCGCCTTGTGATGTCGTTTATTGCACTTACGGTTGCACGCCCCAGCTCCGTACCATTGAGCTGAATGACGGTCTGTTTATCTCCGTTTCGGATCGCGTCCAGAATCAGGAGCAAGATTTCCACCATCGGCTGATTATTGCCACCGATCATGTCTTGCAGCTTGGACAACGGCGATACGACCTCGGGGTCTACGGAAGCGCCCCGGTTATCCCCGACCATGGCAAGTGTAGGCCCGTAAGCCAAACCGCCTTTCGCCAGCTTCGGAATCTTCGGTATTTGAGGTACTCCGATAGAGCCCCCGCCTACTTTCTGCCCAAATACCTCGAATTCTGGAATACTTACGCTCAGGCTGTTAAACCCTTCAATGACCTTGTTGATACCATCAATAATCAGGTTCAGCGGTGCTTTGACCAATCCATACAAGGATTCGAAGATGCCGCCAAAGATGTCTTTAACACCTGTCCAAGCTTTCTTCCAATCCCCTGTGAACGCACCCGCTACAAAGTCAATGATTCCACCAAGCGTTTTCAGCAAGCCTTTGATGATCTTCCCTACGGATTCAATAACCGTAGTCACGATGCTCAGAATGATGTTAAAACCCTTGGTGAAGCCTGGGGCCAGCTTGTCTATGACATGGCTGATCAATGGCACGATGAACTTGTTGTAGATGTCCAGCGCAGCGTTAACCAGTTTCATGACCACTTCGCCCACTTGCTTGATGATTCCCTTGAGCGTGCCGTCCCAAATTTCATTCAGCTTTTTGAGGAACGGCTCTATGATCGGTTTCAGGATATCGTCCCAAAGCTTCTGAAACAGATTCCGTGTATTCGTCATGAACTCCGTCAGCTTCGCAAGCAATTCGGCCCCGTACTTATTCCACAACCCTTTAATCGTCTCCAGCGTGTCCAGAACGATTTTCTTGATCAGATCGAACACAGGCTTGAGTACCGTGTTGTAAATGTCATTGATCAGCTTGACAGCCCATTCAAACGTGTTGGCTGCTTCCTTAAAAGCCCAAACCAACGTATCCGTGAACACAGGTACCAGCGTATCAATCACCTTCGCGGCAATCGGAATAATGAAGTCATTCAAGGCATAATCCACAAATGGCTTTAACGTACCATTCAGCAAGTCAGAAAATGATTTCCCGATCTGCGGAATGATGTCCAAGAACATATCCCTGAACTTCTCCAATGCTGGATTCAACGTCCCAGACCATAGATCGTTAATATGGTTGACCGCATTCGTAAACGTCTTGGTGAACGTGTCAATTGCCCAGACCAGTGTATCTGTGAAGATGGGTACCAGCGTCTCAGCAAGCACCGTAGATACAGGGATAGCAAAATCATTCATCATGAAATCTGTGAACGGATTCAACGTCCCATCCAGCAGGCTCTGCAGGGCCGCTGCAATAAGTGGCATGTTGGTGACAAAGGAGTTCTTCACCTTCTCCAGACTTGGCAACCAGACGTTTTCCCACAGCTTAATGGATTGATCCGTGGAATTCCGGAATGTCCGATCTAAGAAATCAAACGTCCATACGATCTGCTTGGCAATGACAGGAGCGAATGATTTAACGAATCCAGTAACGATTTTTGGAATAAAGTCACCCAAAATGTATTTGGCCATCGGGACAAGAACCTTGTCTTTCAGATCCAAAAACGTCTTGCCCATATTGGATACGGATTGACGAATAGGCACCATCATATCAATGAACGGTTGCAGTGCCGGCCGCATTTCGCCCCAGCCTGAAGAGATATACGCCCAGGCTTGAGAGAACCGCGATTTGACTTCTTCTAAGAACGCCGACACTTGCTGCTTGATCGGATCGATCTCTATCGAAGGCGTGCCCAAGTCCAGGTCACCAAACCCAGCCATTGCACCCAGACCACCGCCTATCCCCTTATCAGCTCCAGCAGCACTTGCGCCAGCGTCATCTAATGCAGAAGCAGTAGATTGTGCCAGTGTATTGAGTTGATCAAATCCGGCCAGACTGCCTTTCATGTCTTTTCCGGCTTTCTTCGCCTTCTTGCCTGCCTTCTCAGCCGCTTTCCCTGTATCTTCTACCGCAGGAGCAGCGGCCGCTGCTGCATCACCCATGCCACCCATTGCATCCGTAGCCACCGTCATTCCGGCACCACCAGCGTTCACGGCGTCACCAAAGACCAGTTCCGTGAATGCCTTGAAATAGGCCGCCGCAATTTGCAGTTTGGCTATGATCCAGTTGAGCCCTTTCAGGATCGGTGTCAGGATATTAATGAATCCCGCACCCATTGTGCCCTTGAAGATGTTCCACTGTTCCGACATCATACGTACTTGGTTCGCCCATGATTGGCCGTTACGGGCAAAGTCACCTTGAGCGTCAGCCGTTACCTGTAGTAAATAACCATACCGAAGCATGGCCTGTTCCGATTGCGTCATGGCTAACCAGGACTTAGTGATGCCCTGTGACATCGCGTAGGCTTCCATATTAACCACGGACATGTTAACACCCAATTGTTTGAGTGGTTCTGTCTCACCGACCATACCGGAAAACACCTTGTAATACGCTTCGTCATTCGTGATGTTATAAAAAGAAGCCATGTCAGCAGACAATTCCGTCAGTCGGACGGACATCTGTTTCATGGCTTCACCGGAAATACCGGATGATTTGAGCATGGCACCCATGGTGGATGCGTACCGTTTACCGGACAACTCGGACAGACCGAATGAATCAATCAGGTTCGATGACCAGTTGTTAATCTGGTTTGTCATTGATCCGAACGTGACGTTAACCACGTTCTGCACTTCGGCCAGATCCGATGCCAGGTTAATGGCTTCTTTACCAAACTCTTTTATGCTATGAACCGCAAAGGCTCCAGCAACAATCCCGCCCAGCTTTGTAAATGCTCCACCAACAAGGTTTGTAGCTGTACCAGCGATTCCGTTAAGCTGACTTTGAAACGGCCCATAATTGAGCCCTAGGTCTAAATCTACCCGTCCTGCGCTAGTCATCTACCCACCCCCAAACATCCGGGCCATTGCCGCTTCCAGACTCTTCATCTCCCGATCTAACTTCTCAGGATCAGTCAACTTCTGGTCTGCTTGTCGTTTACGCCAGTCATTGTAAATGCGGCGCTGATCCACGCTGAATCCCTTAATTGTCTTCGGGTCCTTCTCCGCTCGGATCGTTACAATGCTTCCCAACGGTGTATCTGGCATAAGGCCCCCAACCAATGTACAAAATTCTTCCCACGGCATATCCCCGTGCTGCCGGATGCGGATACCGTACTGTTTGGCAAGGCTGGCTTCAATTAAAGACCAGTCCTCGCGCAAATCGTACCAGTTTTCCGGCGCGGCGTTATTGTCGAAATCGGGCAGCGGCTTCCTCGTAGGATAAGCCCTGCATAGCTGCAACAAGACCCGACATTAGCACTTTCAAGTTTTCAACGCTCATTTTTCTTACACCGATTTCAGTTACGGCTTTCTCACCCAAAGACCCTTGAATTGCATTCAGGAGCCCTATCACAGAAGCTTCATTTGCCAGTTCTTCAAAACCCAAAACAGCTTCAACGGAATTGTTAATTGGATACTTTTTGTTCCCAATCTGGATGGATGCTACCTCGTCTTTTGCAAATTTATCTGTAAGATTAATAATGTTGGCCATCTTAAAATCCCCCTTGGTTTGAATTATGGTGTGGTTGGTGCTTTCTCAAATTCCGGTTTACCGTCAGACAACAATTCAAATTCCAGACCGTCAATATTCGTACTGTCGCCGCCTGCTGGTGTGGTCAAGTTAATGACGCAATCCATGGTCAGCTTCGCACCAGATGGCATCGTCCATTCGAAGATGGTTTCAACCTCTTGCCCCGTACCCAACATCAAGCCTGCTACATAGTCGTTACCTGGATCGCCATAGTTCCGCTTGCCGCTAAAACTGAACGATAAGGATTTACCTGTTACGGCACGTCTTGTCCAGCCTGCTTGGTCCATCGAACTCCATTCTTCGGTGTTACCGTCGATGGCTGGAGCAAAGTTCTCCAAATCCTTGATCATCATCATTTCTGAATCCGTGGAAGCACGGCCTTTGACACCTACTTTGAAAATATTGTTATGAACCGGAAATACGCCCGTTGTCGCCATTCCATTCCCCTACCTCTCGTAATAAATCGTTGTCTCAATCACATATTCGTAAATCCCTGCATCATCCGTGCCCACGTCAATAGGCCATGGTGTCCGCATCTCAAAGGCAATGATTCGATGCCCTGCTATCTCGCCATCAGAACGACCAAATAGCGCAGCATAGACCTCATGGGCCTTACGCTCCGCTGTATCTGCATTCTTGGACCAGTGAACCAGGATGGATATGGACTTGCTGGCATAGCTGGTATTTGGCAGACCTCCGATTGCAATATAAGGCTGTCCGGTGTTTAGGTTGTAAACCCCTATGGACTGTTCCTTTTTCCCATCAATTTTGCCAATGTACCAATTTGGGGAATCGATCTGCGTTTTTAGCCAATCCCGAATCTCGGATAGCATCATTTGATGAACCCACCCCCAAACTTCTTGACCAGCTTTTCAAAAGTCTTACGTATCCAACCCTTCTGCTCTTGTTGCCAGGCTTCCAGCCATAACCCTTGGGCGTTGGCGTTCTTATCCCTACGGAAGTTGTATTCTGGGTGCCAGTACAGACGGCGTGCATATGGCGTGTCATACACAATCTTGACCTTGCCCTTTTTGAGCCCTGTAGTATCTACCCAGGCACTACGTTCCAGCTCACCTGTTTGCTTTGGCACGACCTGAGCGTTAGCAACCTCGGTCAGGATGCTTTCTGCTTTCCCGTTGGCGACTTGCTCCAGTGCTTTCAACGGAGCATTTGCGATGTCACGCATTGCCCTAGGATCCATCGTTACTTTCACTTTAACCATCAGCTCAGCTCCAATTCCGTAGAAAAGACGCTGCCGTCTGGATGCTGCGGCCGCGATGCGCTGAAAATAATCCGATCCGAACCGCCAACCCGGACAAAACCCTCGATCAGTTGACTGGGCAAAATGTCACCTCGAATAATTACTTTGCCAGACAGTGTGACCAAGCGGCGTTCCTTATCCAGCTTCTGACGCATCTTCTCGTCATAACAGGCAAGCCCATCAAAGATTAAATCCTCGATAGGCTCCCCGTCTTCTGACAGCTTGGTGTGAAATACTTGAACAGGTGTTTTTAGTATCCAATGAGGAAACGGAAACTTACCTCTCATTAGCGCAATCCCCTATTCATCAACCCTGTGGATCTCAGCAGGCTTGTAACACCTTCGGTAGTCTTAACCCCTCCGGGTCCATCAACGGCCTTGAATGATACGCTGACGCTGCCTGCGGAGTATCCAGAGAGAGGGAAGTCCAAGTAATCTCCATATTGGAACTGGAAATCCGCTTGTTGGCATACTGCCTTAACCACGTTCCCCCGCTGGAAGGCTGTCAGGCCGTCCAGGCTACGTTGTACGATGCGATTATAGGTCAGGCTGTCTATTTGATCGGATGCCCGACTAAGAGCCTTGTCCAAGTCCTCAGCCGGAATCATGCCGTCTCCATACAACTCATATTCATCCGGTGTAGCGTAGGGCATATGGTACCTACTTTCCGGCTTTGGTGCTTTTTGCCGATTTATCTTCAGGCGGATCAGCGGGCAGCTCCGTTGCTTTACCACTTGTGATATCACCAGGATCCAGATTAAGAACAGGTACATCATCAGGTTGATCAACGGGATCTTTCTCAACTTTGTAACCCTTCGATTTAAACCAATTCAACAAATGAGGGTTGTCCGTCTCGCCTACGCCATTTGCGAAAGCAACCCCTGCTGACAAGCCTGTATATTCCTTATTTGGTGCCAATACTTTAGCCATGAAATATCCCTCCTAGGAAACTTTAATATTACGCATAACGCCAGCCGCTTTGGTCGCTTTTAACGCCACAGCTGCCACCATCTCGACTTCACCTGTCTTCACTGCACCTGACGTGCTGTAATCAGGCAGCCACGTTTGTACAGGTGCTACGCCTGCCATGGAAACGCCGTGGAAGCCATCCAAACCTAAACGCGGGATGTAGATGCTGGTTTCACCATTGGCATCCGTACCAACCACGTCCTCGTTAGATCCAGACTTCGCCCCAAGGTCGATTAATGGAATCTCATTGTACTTCTCAACTTGACGTCCAAATTCATCGCGGGTTGTCGTATATGATCCGGATCGACGGGCTACAGCTCTAATCCGAGCAATCATTTTGAGATTGCCCATAATTGCGGAAGGCGGTCCATCTAAGCCCATCAGGAATTCGTCCAGTTGATCCAAAAACACCTTGTAGTTAGCATCAACAGCAGCAGAGGTGGACAGATCAATAGGCGTAGACGGTAGATACTCCGTGCTGGAGCCTGCCAGTGCTTTGTCTAGACCATCAAATGCCAATGCTTCTACTGCAGAATCACCGTTAATCACGGTATCATTAAACAGTGCCTGAGCAGCTTTGACCTTCTGCGCCATTTGCAACGTAACCTCGCTCACGATACCGCCCATATTAGCGATAACTCGGTCAATCTGGAATGTACCACCGAACACCTTCAGGTCAACGGTGTGCCGTTGTTTGGATACCTCATGTGGAGTGTACTCTTTATTAATTTCACGGAACTGCGCGGTAGGCTGTGTGATCAAACGTGTATAACCGTATGTCAGTGTAGCGCCGCCACCCGTTGGGGAAACCGCATCGTCAAAAGTGAGGTTTTCTAGCAGGAAGTTATTCTTCCGGAATTCGTCAATCACCCCAAGGGTAATTGCGTCCTGTACGTTTTTCTTTGCTTCTGCCAATGTTACTGCCATTCAAATCAGCTCCTGTTCTATTTTGTAAAGTGTGCGGCAATGGCATCTCCCAAGGAGAGCTGTCCGCCTGCAGGTGGTTCGGTTTTGCCGGCACCTACTTTAATGCCTGGTTGCTGCTGTTGCTGTTGCTGATCATCCGATTTGAACAAATACGCATCAGACGTTTTCAATCCTGTCAGCTGCTCATCAAGACCGACAATTTTACCGTCATCCCCCAGAACCAGCTTCGTCTTATCGATCAGACCCGTTACAACTTTCTCGTTATGAACCTTGCCGGTTAACGCAGCCGTAATGGCATTGCTGATCTTGACTTCCTTCAGATCGAATTCATATTGTGTCTTGGCTGTCTGATTCTCGGTTTTCAGCGTTTCGATCTGTTGTTTCAGGTCCTCAGACAGTCCCGCAGTTTTGCCTAGGTCATCAATCTGCTTGTCACGATCTGCAACGTCCTTCTCCAACTTCTTCCTAGTCTCGGATAACTCGTTGTACTGCGATTTAGGTACAAAGTGCTTTGGTAATTCCTTATTTACGTCGCCAATAAATGCATCGATCTTCGCATCTTCCCAACCTGCTTGTTTCAACAGTTGTCTAAGCCAATCCATTTGTCATCAGCCTCCATAGATTTATATAGCTGCTCTCCAGCTAAGGGAGCGGACCGTGATGCTCCGGTCAACGAGCAATAGGCCCCAGCAGTCTCAGCTAGGGCCTTCAAACTCTTACCTTCTCCCGTTTGGGATCTCTGCGTAAGTAATCATGTTCTTTCAGGTGTATCCGTAATTGGGCTTGCCACTGTCTAACCTTAGCCTTGTAATTCGCCTGGTTCTCTTCATCCACACTGCCCGTTTCCAGGCGCTTGTACTTGCGTATCTGGCGTTCCATATACCTCTGCTTCTGTTCTGCCTGGTAGTTGGCCAAAGCTTTTGCATCATCGGCAGGTTTGGGTAACGAGCTGGTACCTGGAATGAACGTAGTCATGTTATGGCGACAGTTCGGGTGAAACAAACCAGCAGCAATGGCGGTACTCAGAAGTGGATACTTGCCGTCTTTCGCTGAACCTCCTGAATAAACGTCATCAATGAACACCTTGCCCTGATATGGCAGGCACAACTTGGAACAGTTAGCATGTGACGATATCACCACGGTTCGGATGCCGAGCTGATCCCGTTTGGCACCCTCTCCAGCAAACACTGCACGCTGGGATGCAGTACGCAGGGCCATTTCCGCATAACTGGCCACATTCACCCTTCGACCATTGGCATAGGTGATGGAGTCGAAGCCCTTTTCAAGAAAATCCTTAGTGGCCCTGTCGATAGCCTGATTCAGCGAAGCAGCTCCACTGTTCAAATACACTTGTGACTTGTAGATGGTCTGTCTATACACATCATCCGCTTGCCTCAGCATGGCGTGTCGGGCTAATTGCAGATTGTTCTCTGCTGCTTCAGCGAGAGCGTTAACCCGCTTCTCATTGATCCTGAAGAAGCTACGATCTGAACCATCCTCGGCTTCGATATCCGGCTTTTTGCCCGTGATCTTGTTCCACAAACCCTTGACCGTGTTCACCACACGATCTGCCCCGCGCCGCCAGGAGCCTTTAACCTCTTCCTCGGCTGCCTTCTTCACTTCTGGTTCATAGCGTTTGGATATCTGACGTGTCTCCTTACGGTACCGCTGGATATCCTCCAGCTTACGTTGTTGCCACTGCTCCCACTCCTTGCCCTCTCGTTCCTCGTCATCCTTGTGACGCTGAAGGTTACGCTTCATGGACTTGATCAGATCCATTTCCATGTCGCTGAAGATCTGGCGGATGTCATATTTCTTCTTCATGCTTCATCATCTTCGTCGTCATCGTCTTTAGGATCAGGCGGGTCATCCCGTTTCAGAGAAGGTTCATCAAAGGTGCCCTGTTCATCCTTCAGGCGCTGCACCTCAGCGGCCTTTTCCTCGTCCGTCCAGGTGTCACCGTACATTTCTTCAACCGCACGCTCCACGCTCATCACCCCGAACGTCCGGGCCTTGCCTACCGTCTCAACAACAGCGTCAAAGGAAGGACTAGCGTATTCACCGAACTTGACGGATGCTTCATAATCACCTGGATTCCGATTCAGGTTATTGTCATGCACCTTCAGCACAATAGACACCAATTCCGGAATGACTTCGTTCAAGCGCTCAATGATCTTGCCGCGGGTGTACAGCGTAGCCTTCTCTTTCTCACGCTGGGCCTCGGCATTATCCGTCTTCTTCAGATCAATACCAAGCGTTGACGGCGATACAATCCCCTGTAAGCACATGTCCAATGCAGACGCATAAGACGATACGAACGCCTCATAAAGAATGGCCGGTTGCACCAGGGAAATCTGATCCTTGGTATCCTCGGCCATTGTCCTACCAGCAGCGATAAAGTCCATATCAAATGGATTAGGCTTGATCGGCATTCCGTTATTCGGATCTCGGGGGAGCAAATCTTCCGGAATGTACTTCTGCACTCGTCCGGAGCGGATGGCATCCCACCACTGACTGATAACCTCGTCTAGAGCGTCAAAGCTATCTGCCTTGCTCTCATAAATGGACTTACCACGATCTGGCCACTTCGATGATTTGAACACGGACAGCGGTACACCCCAAATGAAGTCACCCGTAAATGTCGTTTCATCCAAGCCAGCCAATTCAGGCACCATAGCCAGAGGAACCACTTTCCCGTCCGCACTCAGCAGCTTATAGGTGATCTTCCCTTTGCCAAATGTCTCTTCCAGCTGGTAATCCTTATCGTTATGGCGGTACTCCGTGTAGTAGATGATCTCCTGGAGCCTGCCCCGTTCTCGTCTATACCGAACCTTATCGCCTGCGTAAAACTCAATAATCGGGTACGGGGTAATAGCGGTATCTAGTGTGACCTTGAACGCCCCATCCCCCTCTACCAGCGCTTCAATCAGGCTGCTACCCAGCAGCTCATCAAAGTTGTTATCCTTGGCGATTTCCTCCCACAGCTTCGTCTGCTCCTGTGTCTTCAGCTCGATCTGGTCCATATCCGAAACCACAATGTCAGACAGGCGCTCTACGATCATAGCCGGTAACCCTGAATGGATCTTTCGGATATGCCGGTTCTCACTCGGTACCGCTGCCCAAAATCGTGAACGGCTCACGTTATCCGTGACTGACTGCTTATAGAACTGTTCCAGCTCGGACGGATCTCCACGGTACCAGAGCCGATTGCGCAGGACACTAGTCCGATAGCTGAACGGCTCACGAATGATAAATGACTTGTTCTCCGGTGCTGGTTGAATCCTCAATATCTTCATGACCATATTTTGAAACCACCCCACTTTCTCAGCCTCCTAACATGTACATCGTTTCTGCGATGCCTGTCGTACCATCTGGCGCATCATCATGGGTGTTCTTACCCTCGCGCTGGTAATTGTTCATGGCCTTGTGATACTCAGGCCAACGATCCCGCCAATTTACGGGAAAGTAGACATGCTGCATGACCCATGTTGCATTCGATACAATACGGGCTACTTTGTTCTTGCTTTGATGGAACCAGCTCACGTCTGTCCGGTTACTTCTCAAGTCCTGTTCTAGAATCCGTTTGACACTCCGAGCGAATGAACGGCCCCCGTTATTACTTTCAATCCGAGCCCTATTCACCTGAAACGCAAAAAGAGCCTTGGCAACTGCCGGCTCTGTAATCTCCATAGGCTCTTTGGTGTAGATGATATCAAGCACATACGCCTCTTTGTTGTACGCCCCCCATATGATGTTGCACAGATAATCCGCGCCCTCATCCGCTGAATCACAATATGCGTAAATGCCGGTGAACAGTGGTTCCCCTGAAGTGTCCAGAGGTAGATGCTCATATGTCTTAAAGCTGCTGTACAGCTTACCCTTGATATCAATTGGAATCTGCTGATAGTTAGCGCTGGCAATATCCGCACCCATGGCCCGTACCTTCATGTTGTAAGACTCGCGGGAAAGGATCTCTTCACAGAGCATGGTACCATCATCCTGTAGAGCCTTCATGCTCAGGTGCCGTACCTTCTTCTGCTCCTCTGCAAAATGCTCCAGGGCCCTGCCTGCAAGGTCACCTGTAGCCCATCGGGTCATGATAATGATGATCTTGCCGCCCTCTTCTAAACGGCTCAGCATCGTATTCGTGAACCAATCCCAGTGCTTCTCCAGAACACTCTCATTGCTCGCTTCCTCGGCATTCTTGATCAAGTCATCAATCATGAGGATCGAAGCACCAAAGCCCGTTGCTGTGCCTGTAGGAGACGTGGCCAGATAGTTGCTGTATCCACCTTCCAGGCTCCAAAGGTTCATGGCTCCATCCCCTCGGCGGATCTGCACTTGAGGGAAAATGTCACTGTACACGATGATATTCTCATCAGCCTTCTCCGTGCTGATCCCGTTGCGCACCGCTTTGGAGAACGTGGTTGATAGCGTCTCATTATAGGAGCCGGTCATAATTTTGGCTGACTGGTCCTGTCCGAATACCCACTGTGCAAACATCGATGCCGTTCGGCTTTTACCATGACGCGGGGGCTCATTGACGATCAGAATATCGTCGTCTGACTCATAGAAGTCCTGCATCTCATTGCACAGATCAACAAGAAACTGACGATTTTCCTGGTAGAAGTCCGGTGCCATGGCCTGGCAGAAATAGAAAAACTCACGTCTCGCCAGCTCTACACGGGCACCGCGCTTGATTGCCGCAAGATTAACCATCTCGGATCAACTTCTTCAGATCCTCAGTAGTTAGCCCCTGGAACGGATCACTGACGCTAACCCCACCCGACAGCTCCACCTTATCCTTGAACATGCCGAGATGGCGAGCCACGTTCTCCAGCGCCTTCGCCTGATCATGCATCACAATTTCAAGCCCTGCCTTCGTTTGCTTAATACCAGAGTACAGCAGCTTAGCACCACCCTGGAGCTTACGGGTGTCCTCGATATGCAAATCTGGGCGACCCTCACCACGGCACTGAGGGCAAAGAGGATGTGGATCCGCCAGACGATCAAAACCATATCCTCCAGCTTCACTCGGCAGGATCTCTTGTAACGGCTTATCCAGTTCCTCTGCTTTAGCCTCGGCTTCGTTAATGGCATCCTCTACCGCTTGGGCATATTCAGCCGCATCGACCCATTGGTACTGGTGATCAATACCATGGCAGTGCCGGCAAGCCAAACGTCTCAAATGGATCAGCTCGTTCGGATCAGCTGTAGCGAGATCCCACCAGCGTCGTAGCACCATATCGGCCGTAACCTCAACCTTGGCCGCTCGTTTGTCCATGGCCTTCTGAATGGCTGCCTGAACCTTAACATTACTTAACAATCTACTGGCCTGCTGTTCGGCCGTCTTAGAACTGTATCCTGCTCTGATCGCTGCCTTCGTGGCATTGAGGTCAATCAGGTATTCTTTAACAAAGTGTTGTTGTTTGGCCGTCAATGCCATCATAATCAGCTCCTCTATGTATTTTGGCAAAAGAAAAAGCACCCCCTAAGGATGCTTTAATTGTTATGTTAAACCCATCAATTCTTTTTCAATTAATATCTTTGCCAATCCCTTTTTAGCATCTAGCATTTCTTCAATACTTTTAGCACTTCTTTCCTCTCTTTCTTTTATATACTCTTCGTTTAATTTGTTGTATTTATCCATTAGTCCCGTAGGAACATATTTTTTCCCCAACCTCCAAGCATACACTTCTTTCTCCACACTAACCGAAATGGCTCTACTCTTTACTTCGTCGCAAAAATCATCTAACAAATAAAACTTCGGGTCATTGTTCTCATCAATCTCATTAATTAAATCAGTAAGAGTTCTATGCTCATGGTCATCATCTCTATGTCCTAATTCGTGACAAATAATAATTTTTATGTACTCTGTTAAGGATTCCTTAAAAGAGTCTATTTTTTTTCCTCGTTTTTGATGCTGTATTATCCTTCTCAAATTTAAACTTATAGTATCTGTTTCTCTATTGTAGTTTCCTAGAGTGCCCTTCCAGTCAACAACATTGACATCTACCCCTAAAGAGTCTACAAAATTTCTGGCATATTGAATCTGAACCACACTATTACACCCCCGCTATTAGGAAAAAGTACTCATAGGCAATTGTATCATGTAGTCTTTTCCATCACCATGAATAAAACAGACCACCTCCGAAGAAGCAAGCATGAAAGACTCAATCTTTGAAAAGCATCAATTTTTTGTAATCCCGCTCGCCTGAAGACGTTTATTTCTCGTTTCATCAATTCCGGAGATTGTTTCACGAATAAGGTCCAAACTTTTTTGTATATTTTGAGATAATTCTTCAATCTCTCCTGCTCGGATTAGTCTCTGTCTCTTCTCAGTTACATCATCTATTTGTCTAGCAAGCTCGTACATTCTACGTTCAGTTTCGTAATCCCTGTTTACAGTTGGGGGAGAGAAGTAGAAGCCTCTTTCGATATTTTTCTTGCGTTCTCTAAGATCGTGTACATCTAAAGTGAAGTTTTGAAATACCACTTTGTATGTATTGCTAATATTGATTAAAGAAATTACAGTATCTGTGTCTTGAACCTGATCTATATCAGACCAAAATGTCTCATTTAATTCATACATGCTATACGAAGTTTGGAACTCTTTGATGGATTCCCTTTGTATAATAACTAATATTGAATTGTGTATACCTTCAAGTTCATACTGTATTTTTAATAATGCAGGTTTTTGATTTATGTAAGAAAGCATTTCTTCATTCGCAATTTGCTTTTGGTTTTGAACTGTCACTTGGTACTTAGCAACTATGAATGCAACTATAGCTCCTGTGATTGCTCCAATATACCCCCCAAAGAAACCGACCCAAGAATTTTCGTCTCCTATTGTTAAGTCACCAAATGGAAGTTTTATTATCTGACTAATAACAATTGGAGCTGCTATAAGAAGTCCAGATACTAAAAAATAATTTTTGTTTAGTTTCAAATATCCTCTCTCCTTGTTTGATAATTAAGAAAGCCCTCCGCAATGGAGAGCCCTGTTATAGACATACGTATAGTGGGTCACTTGTACGACACGTTGTACGACAGTACGTACGACACAATCACAAAAATTCTTTTGAAATCTTGTCCTTAGCCCGTGCGACATACTCCTGAACTGACCGTTTTGATAGATTTAGTTTAGACGAAATTTCCAAAAGCGTCAAGCCTTGTGCCATGTGAAGTAGAAAACACGTTCGCTCTCTGTCACTCAGTGCCAGCAATGCATCCACAAGCTTCAGACGCTCGGAGTCGGTGATCTCCTGTCCGGATAGCTTGATATAAATTTCCCGTTGCCTATACACGTCGGTAATCTCGACGCCACGGCGGCTGCCTGGCCGTCTCCCGCGTTTTAACCACGTCAGGGCATATCTCATGTCGGACAGCATTTCGGAGACCTTGCCAGCCTCCTCTTTCTCCTGTGGATCATTCAGATCCAGACTCTTACGGTAATTGTCCAATGCTCGGGAATCCGTTGCATACTGACTGATTAGTGTCTCGATCCACGTTGCTTTGGTGGTGGTTGTCATTTATTTCACCCTCTCTATTCTTGCTTTCAATGCGTCCAGAAGCTTGTCCTGCGTGGCGGCCTTACCTTCCAGGGCTTTCATCACGTCTTCGTCAGCTCCACCTTGAACCACCAGGTGATGCAGGATAACCTTCTGCTTCTGGCCCTGCCTATGCAGACGGCCGTTCGCTTGCTGATACAATTCCAGGCTCCAGTTCAGTCCGAACCACACCACATGGTTTCCTCCGTCCTGTAGGTTAAGGCCGTAAGCCGCACTAGCGGGATGTGCAAGCAAGATATCCACCTTGCCGGCATTCCAATCCAGTTGGTCCTGCGGCGTCTTCAGCTCCCGGATCCGTAAGGACGTTTTCTCCAGCGCCTTCTTGATCCGAGTCAGGTCATGCTGGAAGCTGTAGAACACCAAAGCCGATTTACCGTTAAGCTGTTCCACCAGCTCCATGAAAGCCTCGATCTTGTTATCGTGGATCTCGAAGACCTGCCGGTTCTCATCGTACAAAGCCCCGTTACACAGCTGCAGCAATTTACCGGATAGAACCGCTGCACTGGTTGCGGTAATCTCTGTCCCGTCATCGATCTCCAGAAGCAGCTCTTTCTCCAGCTGGTTGTACTGCTTCTGGGCTTTCGCATCCAGGACAACGGGAATAACGTTCATGATACTATCCGGTAGCTCAATATAATCTTCAGCCTTCATGCTGATACATAGATCAGCAATCTGTCGCTGAATCACATCATCCGCGCCAGGCTTAGCTGTGTATCCGTGGCCGTTGTAGTTCTTCTCAAAATACTTTACGCGGTAACCAGTGATGTTCTTCTCCAGACGTTTCCCCTGATCCAATAGATTCACCTGGGCCCACAGGTCAAGCAGCCCATTCGGTGCTGGGGTACCTGTTAGGCCTACAATCCGTTTGATATGCGGCCGTACCCATGTCAGTACCTTGAATCGATTAGCCTTGTGATTCTTAAAACTAGACAGTTCGTCCAATACCACCATGTCAAAAGGCCAGGCATTCCGGTAATACTCCACAAGCCATGCCACGTTATCCCGGTTGATCACCCATACATCTCCTGGGGTGTTCAGCGCCTTGATCCGTTGCTGTGCGGTACCCAAAACGGTAACGATTCGCATATGCTTCAGGTGCTGCCACTTGGCTGCCTCGTTCCCCCATGTCGCTTCTGCCACCTTCTTCGGGGCGATGACTAAGGTCCGGCTAACCGCGAATCGGTTGTACTTCAGGTCGTTGACGGCAGTCAGCGTGATCACGGTTTTCCCCAGGCCCAAATCCAGAAACAGCCCAAGGGCATCATCTGTCAGCAGCCGGTTTATGCAATACCGCTGATAATCATGCGGGACAAACTTCTTACGCTCGACGCTCAAAGCTCCTGCAGCCATGCATCCACCTGCTCTCTGCTGTCGATCACTCGCACCTCATGGCCCAAAGCCTGCATCCGCTTATGCTGCATCAGCTGCAGCTTGGTGGGTTTCTTACCGGGGGCCTTCAGTTCCACGAATACGGTTCTCCCTTCCGGAAGTAGTACCATCCGGTCTGGCACCCCCGAGTTACCCGGCGATACAAATTTATAGGCAATTCCTCCAAAGGCTTTTATCTTTTCTCGCAAATAAGATTCAATTTGGCTCTCTTTCATAGCGAACACCTCCATGACACTTCGAAAATTCCTATACTATATATTCAATCAGGCGTATTAGGCGTTATATAAAATCCTCTATTCTCTATATTTATCTATTTATTTACCTTTAGTTATTTAAGTGTCAACAGTAACAACAAAGTATATATACTATAGATTCTATAAAGGTTTAGGGCGTTGACAGTTGGCGTGACACTTGGGTTGACACTCAGAAAACTGTCACACTCGGAAAATTGACACTTTATGAACTGTCACATCCGAAAAAGCAATCTGTCACGCCCCAGTGTCAACAAATTTCCGCTTGAATCCCCTCTGAATCTCGTATGGGCCGAACCTGCCGCGATACTCTTCCCAACCTGGCATACTGGATAAGATGCCGTTAATCTCCCTTGTATCTGTCTGCTTCATATACTTAATGTCTGATCGGAAACATTCGCACCAAACCTCAGCCGCACATATCCGGTCCCGGGGGCCTCCCCCGCCTTCATGGGGCTTCCCAAACTCGCCGGACCAGTGAATCAGTCTTGTGGCCAGATCACGTTTTAACCAATCTTCCGGAACTGGCCGATCCACGAATGCTTGTATGATGCCTTCCTTTGCGCTACTCTCCCTGTGGGCCTCCTGGCGCTCTTTGGCCATATCCTCGACTTCACCTGAAAGATACAGTGGTTCACTCAGCTGCCACCGTACAAAAGCTTCCGCATAAATCTGATCTACATCACCCTTCAGAGCTTGAAACACACTCTTTGTCGGCTTCACGATGCCTACATCAATAGGCCAAAACCGCCGATTGCCTGTACGATCCCGTAGGAACTCGCTATCATTGGTTGTCCCGAAGAACACGCAGCGCCGTGGATAAGGCATTGTACGTTTGCCATAGGCTTCACGATAGATGTCTTCCGTCCGGCTCAGGAACTGCTTAACTGCGTTGCTTTCGGACTTACTCATCCCGGTCAATTCCCCCACCTCATTGAGCCAAACACCCTGTATCAACTCCATGGCGTCCTTGCCCTCAAAGGTGGTCAAGCTGTCTGAATACCAGTCCTTGCCCATGTACCGCAGAAATGTGGATTTACCTAGCCCCTGCGGCCCCGCCAGAATCGGCATATAGTCCCATTTGACGCCAGGCTCCATAGCTCTGGCCACGGCAGCCGTGAAGGACTTCCGAGACACTGCCCGTGTGTACAAGCTGTCCTCTGCGCCCAGGTAATCGGTGAACAGCGTGTCCAGTCTCGGCACCCCGTCCCAAGTCAGCCCTTCCAGGTACCTCTGCACATCGTTGAACCGCTTCTTATGCGTGATCAGGGTTAGGGCGTTGTTGATCTTGGCATCTACCGCGATGCCGTACACCTTTTCGATATAATGGTAGATCCCCGCATCATCTGAGCTGGCCCATGGCCGCCGATCTTCCCTGGCATCCCAGGGCAGCGGCCCAAGCACCAGCCCCCGATTCGCAAATTCATCAAACGCAATCTTATCCTTTAAAGCCGGATCATACTCCAGCACGATCAGCACGTTATCTACGGTCTTCAGGTATACCCCGTTACTGTTGAACTCCAGCCGCCGCATCCAGTCCATATCCTCTGGCTCTGCCGGCAACACGGGAGAGTCCGCAAACGCCGCTGTCGCCTTCTGGTGTCGTTCCTGCATTAATAGTCCGGCCACAGGCTCCTGGCGCATGGCGAAGTCCATCATGGCTGTGTATGAAGGAAGCTTGTTCGTAGGGGTTCCAGGCTTCGCCTCATCGTCCTGATCTCCGAACTTGTGAAGCCGCACCAGGTCGAAACTGTTTACCAGTCGTCCGCCTGTCGGATCCGTTGCGTGATGGGAGAATAGAAACTGGCCATCATCATAAACAAGCGCACCGCCTGTAGTCGAACCACCTACGTACGTAAGTCTGCCGCTGCCATCATCCGTGTTCAGGTACACACCTGGTAAGAATGCGTCAATGGCTGCCGGCACATCGTAGACCTTACAGAAAGCCCCGACCATACCCTGCTTCTCGGTGGGATCTCCCTGTTTGGCCGCCAGACGTACATGAGTCTGACCTGTGCCAGGCACTTGTGGCCATGAAGCCACATTGCGCCAATCGGCATACATGGCCAGAAGACCATCTACGGAAAGAAAAGGCTTATCCCCGAACGTGAACACATACTGACTGTCTGCGCTGCAGCTCGGCCAATACATCAGCCGTGAAGCTTCGAACGTGGTCGGGTCACACAGCCCAATGCCGATGATTTCCCCCAGCTTCCGAGCGAGAGGCTCATACTCATCTGCTGTGGCCATCCGGTCCAGCGGCGCTACTACTCGAAGGCGTGGCCGGTTCTCTTCATGCTTCCGAGTGCTATATACTGCGTAGCCACAGCCCAGGGCATCCAGGCGGCGAAGGATATCCGCCGTCGCGCCTGCTGGAATATTATCAAGGTCAAGCGTAACCAGATCACGGCCAATGACCGCGTTGGCTTTCCGGCGACCGCCTGACAGACTGCCACCGACAAAGCCGCCAACGTCCTTCAGGTCATCCCGTTTGCTCTTAGGCAGCTGCAAGTATTCCGCCAGCGTTTCCGCACCCCGTACAGCAGTCCGTAAACGCTCGACGATCTCCGACCAATAGGCCGTTTGCGTCTGCCAGTTTGTGCTGTGTCTGGTCCCGGCGCTTGATATAGTTAGTTGTCTGTCAAATTGCATGACGCCTGCCTCCTGGTTTTAATCAATCTCTATAACAGGTAAATCCGTAAGTGCACACTGTTGCCAAGGTGGTATCTCGTAAAGCTCCATCTCGCCGTGGTTGCGGCCATTGGATGGGTCTTCATGATGAATGGTCAAAACGCCACCTGGTTCAATTCGGATGTCCACGCGACGATGATTCAATGATCGGGTCAATCTGCGGAACAGCTCATAGTCAATGACCATAGAACGCTCTTTGTCCTCAATGATTGCTGGATAACCTTTGATCGGGGAAAGCGAATCAAAATGACGAACTAGATCTTTCTTTTGAGCTGTTTGGCTAGGGGCAGTACATGCACGGATCTGCGCACCAAGCATAATCTTCTTTCTGGTTATTGCTGAGTTTGCACGTTTCTTCGCCTCAGCAATTTTCTTCTTCTCATCTGCTGTCAAAGCTCTCACGGTTATTCCTCCTCATACCAGGTGAATTCATCGTTAACCTGTTCCCAGACCCAATCCACGTATACGGTCCGGATATCATCCTCTGTTGCGTTATCCTCAAAATCAATGACTTCCGTCTAAGGTCTATGCCCTATCCCTTTGTTCCGGCTGAAAACTATTCGTCTCATTTTCTATCTCCCGCCTTCCACCGCTTTCACCTTGGTGTCATTTTTTTCTATTACAAAAGAATTAAAAGTGGTATTATATTCCTAGTAAAAATTTACTAGGAGGCTCCAATGACTGATACAAACAAGTTCTTGAACATAGGACTAGTAATGCCTATAGCTCCCATTGATGGTTGCACTTCCGAACACTGGTTAGATGTTAAACGAATTATTACTGAAGCTGTGTCTTCCATGCCCGGATATAGTAGTAGTCCCAAAATTGTTAGTGAAGGTGATAGTTCCGGTCTCATCCATAAGCGTATAGTAGAGGGACTGTACACATCTGACATCATTATTTGTGACGTAAGTTGTAAAAATCCCAATGTAATGTTTGAACTGGGAATGAGATTGGCGTTCGACAAACCAACGATCATCATTAAAGATGACAAAACGGACTACACATTCGATGCAGGAGTGATCGAACATCTTCAATACCCAAGAGATCTTAGATATAAATCTATTGTTAAATTTAAAGAACTTCTAGCTGAAAAAGTAAAAGCCACGTATGAAGAATCCATAAAAGATGGAAATCAAACCTCTTTCTTAAAAAGTTTCGGAAGCATAAAAGTTGCTACTATAAAAGAGGATGAAATCTCTTCTGATCACTACATCATTAATTCACTTCAAGAAATACAAAATGAACTGACTATGCTTAAGTCCAATATGAATCCAGTACGAATAATGGCGACAAATGAAGCAACTAATTCACAAACACGTTTAGGTAGAATGGTTGAAAATTGTATTTCTCGTTTTTTTGAAGGAAAAGGCCTGTCTAATGATCAAGTTGATGAAATTGATTTTTACGAAGTATCCGATTTTGTTGTTACAGAATTAAGAACTATGGGAATGACTACGTTTAGTGAAAGCATGGTTCACAACCTCATAGCTAAAAGCCTCAATAATAAAAATAAAATTAGAATTTTGAATACTCTTAGATCTTAATCTTTCATGTAAAAGTCTGTGGTAAACCCGGCTGCCTTCAGTGGTAGCCCGGGAGCCCACGGTACCGGTTCAGCCATCAGATCCAAGACCTTCTCCAGATCCTCCGGATATGCCGATTCGATTCCGATTTCGTCATGAACATGCAGCACGGTATCAAACCCTGCTTGCTCCACTCGCACCAGTGATACGGCCAGACAGTCCCGAGCAATCGCCTGGACAATGTTCTCGACCAGTTTCCCGCCATAGGTGTTAATCAGCGACCACTTGCCTGTCTTCTGATCTGGACCCATGTAATGAAGCGCCTGCTTACCAAAGTCGTTCTGAGCCAGGCGAGGCTCCACGTAATACAACTTTCTTCCGGATGGCAGCTGAACCGTAAAGAAGTCCAGACCGTTACCGTGATGGCTCTCCCGAGCAAAGATGATGCCCCGAACACCTGCAGGTTGCCCCGTCTCCATAACACTCAGCGCCGCCTTCTCAAAGCTGAACCACAGGTCCACAATGCGCCGATTTGCGTTGCGCCAACGTGTGACGATCTCGGGCAGCTCATCCTCTTCTAGACCCATATCCAAGGCACCCATGGCGATCAATGCACCAGACGCCCCCTGATAACCTAAAGCTAGTTCAGACACCTTGCCCCGTTGTCGTAGATCCTTGTCCACCTGTTCAAGTGGTATCCCGAACATGGCCGACGCTGAAGCTTCATAAATTTTGCCGTGGGTAGCGAACACATCCAGCCGCCACTGCTCTCCAGCGAGCCAGGCAATAACCCGCGCCTCAATAGCTGAGAAGTCGGCTATGTGAAGCTTCTTCCCGTCCGGAGCCACAAACGCTGTCCGGATCAATTGACTGAGCGTATCAGGAACGTTTCCGTACATCAGTTTCAGCAAATTCACTTGCTGAGCGTGAACCAGCTGCCTAGCGTATTCGAGGGTGTCCATCTTGTTCTTGGGTAGGTTGTGGACCTGGACCAATCGCCCTGCCCAGCGTCCTGTCCGGTTCGCCCCGTAGAACTGCAAGAGCCCTCGAACCCGTCCGTCTTCACAAGCCACTGTCTCCATGGCCACATACTTTTTAGTACTGGTCTTGGACAGCTCTCTGCGGATCTCCAGCACGCGCTTGGCTCGGCCTTCTTCCACATTGTCAATCAATCCGGATACAGTATCCTTCCGCAGATCCTCGACCTCTTCCCCGATCTCTTTGGATAGCCACTTTTTAAGCTGCTGGACCGACTTGGGGTTGTCCAAGCCACTGAGCTGGATGGCTTCCTGCATCAGCTCTGCTGTGATCTGCTGATCTACGGCCAATGCCCCCTCGACCAGCTGCAGGTCACAGGCGATCCCTCGAGCATTGATCCGTTGATCCAGGAACCAAAGCTCCCACTCCATATCTGGAACCGGGAATACCGATAGCCGGCGAAGGATCTCCACCTCTGCCACAACGTCACCCACACAGTACTGCTTGAATAACTCCCACTTCTCAGGCTCATGATGCGGCAGGGTACGTTTCCGGAAGCCGGTCGTCTTGGCAGGCTTCTTGATCGGAACACAGAACGTCCTGATTAAAGCCCCGCCGACGCCCATTTTCTTCTTGTCCTGGGGAAGACCCAGCGCATCGCCTACCTTGCCAAGTCCTGCAGGGTATCCGCAATACAGGCCGTGAATCTGAGTGCAGCGCCAATGCTCCACTGGTGAGGGCCAAAATTTGTTTAGACAGTACCATTCAAAAGCTGCGTTATATGCGTGTTTGATGACTTCTTTATCATTTAAAGCGCGGATAACTTCTTCCGGAATGACTTCACCCTGCGCTAGATCAATAATCCGTGTCGGGCCGCTATTCCAGGAATAAGCGAACAAAAGGATTTCAAAATCAGGACTTTGAACGTATCGGTATAACCCTGCTTTCTTGATGTCGATACTGCTATAGGTCTCAATATCGATTGAAAGGTGCCACGTCATGCTGTTGGTTTCCTCCTTTCTGGTAAAGTGAAGGGGTTCCGAAGAACCCCTCTACTGAAATGTCTATGAATTAGATTCCGTAGATCCCGCCGCCAAGAGGCTTGCCGGTGATCGGATCGATCTGTTGTTGCGGTGGCTGCTGCTGTCCGTAGCCTTGTTGCGGAGCTTGTCCGTACTGCGGTTGCTGAGGTGCTTGACCGTAGCCAGGTTGGGCTGGCGGCTGCTGGCCGTATTGCGGTTGTTGTGGCACTTGGCCATATCCCGGTTGAGTCGGAGGTTGCTGGCCATACGGCGGCTGCTGTGGTGGTTGTTGGCCGTATTGCTGTGGTGGGATTTGATCATAACCCTGTGGAGCTGGTTGAGGAACGTAGCCCACACCACCACCATTACCACCGAAAGCTTGTTCAGCAGAGATCCGTCCGCCCAAGGCTTCACCATCACGAAGGATCTGCACCGGACCAAGACCTGCGCCAATTCCTTTGTTGCCGCTGTTGCTGTAAGCGAAGAAATTAATATTCACACGGCCATACACTCCGGAATAGACACGGGTTTGGTCAATGATCGGTCCCATGTCTGGACCAACAACCGCCTGCTGCTGCTTGCTGCTGGCCGTCAGAACCCAATGCCCTTTGCACTCCGGACCAAAGGCTTCACCGTTCGGACGCACGCCATCCCCATCGTGAATAGGGTTACGCGGTTGCGCTGGTCGGGCCCCGCCCCATGCACCGGCTACGCCTTTTTGTGAAGCAGCTTCAATGGCGGCATTGATGCGTTGCATGGTGGCAAAGTCGGATTTAGGAATCAGAATGGTGGTGCTGTATTTGGGCTCTTGCCCAGGTTGGTTGGCACGCGGCGTGAACAAGTTTACAAAGCTCAGTCTTACTTCACCTGTTGTAATTGCTGTTTCTGTTGTCATATTGTCATATCCCCTTTGATTATATTGGAATGAAAGATCAGTTTTTGGATCCCATTTGGAGAGCAAGTCGTCAAGTAAGTCTTCCAAAATGTCGCTCATAGATTATTCTTCCATGCCGAATACGTCTTCTGGTTTTACCTGATTTGTAATGCCTGGCCGTTTGTCATCTTCAGGAGCCAGTGTTGGTGCGCCCGATCGGGTAATAACATGACCGGAATCAGCAAGTAGCTCCTTGTAAACTTGCTTTGTCAAAGCATCCTCAAGCTGTGGCGGCGTTAATGGTTTACGGTTGTAAAGAGCTGCTTCCTCGATGCCTTTTTCTTTCAAATAAGCAAATGCCGCATCCAGATCCGCATAGTCACGACTGCCCCGACCCTCTACGGCTTTCCAGCCGGGAACGATCCCCCCTTTCAGAGTTTCAGCAAGGGCAAGCTTCTTCAACTGTGTATACCAGCTCACAATCCCTTCTCCTTGTTTAAGCACGTCCGCAACCTCATCCCAACTAAGAAGCGGAGGCTTCATTGGTGCTTTGGTGCCTGCCTCCATGATCTGCTCTACTCTTGCCCTGCAGGTCGCACTCGCACGGCAGAATTTACAGTGATCGCCTGGAACATACTCACCTTGACCGTCAAAGGCTTGCTGAGCAATCGGCTTGATCGACTCACCCCAGGCCAGTAGCTCAGCTGCAGAGAGTGACCACTCGGAAGGCTCATTCCACACTTTTGGTTGAACGATGGCCACGTGCACAGACTCAATCGGAAATAGGAGACTGAAAGCCTTGTAAGCACCCAGCGCATACAGCTTCATTTGTGAATTGTTTTCAGCCGATACCGGAACGCCTTGTCCATTCTTATAATCGATGACATGTAGCCTTCCGCTACCAATAATGATGCAGTCCGAGGTTCCGAAACTTTCCGGAACAAAGTCTGTCAGATCCACTCGGCGCTCAATGGCCACGAATGGCGGCGAAGGGAATTGGTGAACAATGGACTGAATGTAATCTAGGTATGCATTGGTGTGGTCTTCCATAATCGGCTCATACAGGTCATCTGATTTGTACTTCTTCAGCGCAGCGTTATACTTGCGAGTCGTCAGACCAGAGAACAACTTTTGCAGCTTGAGTTCCGCAATCTCATGGGCGAGTGTACCGCGTTTGGCGGCCTCACTCTCACTATCAGGTAACGTGGCTTCGAGCCTGGCACTTGGCGTGCACTGCAGCCAGCGGGATGCCCCACTGGCCGACAGCAGCGCGTGTGCTCGCTCTGCATGTGCAATTTCCGTCATTAGATGCGGCCCCCAAGGCTACGGAGGAACGTTGCAAACTCACCATACTTGCTTGGATCAAGTTGCGTCAGACCGCCTACCCCTTGTTGCTGCAACCATCCGATCAGCTCCGGACCTTTACCTGCATCCATAACCGGCTGAGCTGCTACGCCAAGTTGATCGAGCGTATATGCCGGAGTCGTAGTTGGGACGCCTCCTTGTTGCGGTGGCTGCTGTTGGCCATACTGCTGCTGATCCTGTTGTCCTGGTTGGCCCTGCACTGGCGGCTGCTGTCCGTATTGCGGTTGTTCTGGTTGTTGGCCATACTGCGGCTGCTGACCGTAGACTGGCTGTTGGCCGTACGGAGGTTGCTGGCCATAACCAGGCTGTTGCCCATATTGCGGCTGCTGTGGCGGTTGTTGCACGGGTGCCTGGGCAGACGATTGAGTCGGTGCAGGTTGTGTAGGAACAGTGGAGACTGTGGTTTGTGCCGGCACATCAGCATTAGGCATACTACCCAACGTGCCTGCCAGATCGTGCACCAGGTTTTTAATGTCATTGGCGTTTACGGCTTGGATTGTGATTTGGATCGGAACGATATTTTGCATGGATGAATCCTCCTAATAGGTTTTAGTTTGATTTAGTAAACTCTGAAGCTTTAGTAATACAAGGTGTACATATCTGTTTACCATGGAATAAGTGCAGACTTTCAGTGTTCCCGCAGAGGATACAGCCAGGTTGATACCTGCGAATGATGATCTTGTCATCATCCTCGAAGAACTCCAGCAGATCTCCTTCTTCAATGCCGTGAGCCCGGCGTAGTTCTCTTGGAACAACGACACGACCAAGGTCATCAATGCGGCGGACAATACCAGTAGCTTTTAACATTGCATAATCCTTTCTGTCAGTGGTAAAATGACGGTAGAGTGTTTTAATTAAGGGCAGCTGATAAGGGGTAGGAGCCTTTCAGCTGCATTTTTGCGTGCAGACGATTACGATACGTGCGGTACTGCTTGTCCGCATGCGTAGCGACTTTGATGTGGCCACTGCGGCGCATTTGGCTTGCAAGAGCCAGGTAAAATCCACAGGCTGCTTTGAAATGCTGTTCTGTCATCAATGGCATGATTCTCACCTCCTTTCCTGATCCCCCGCGGTGATCGTCACAGCTCCGATGGACTTTGCCATACAACTCAACTTGCAATAGAGATCTTTGCCATGATGTACAGCGATCTGACCCTCTACGATTTCAGATTCACATTCTGGATTAGCGCAGAAATCCATTACTTCTGGCGGTACTAGGCTTGGTGATTTGTTCAAGTTGCAATCCCTCCACTCGGTCTGTAATTAATCCTTTCTTGTTCTCGGCCCCAAGCTTCCAAAGAAGATAAGCTAAATGTTATACGACTACCAAGACGACGATGTGGAATTTTCTTTTGTTTACACATCGTATATAAGGTTTTGTCTGATATACACAAATGCTCTGCAGCCTGACGAATATCCAACGTTCTATCCTGAGATTTATTCATATGATTAGATAAGATATCTGTTATATGAGGTTGAAGGTTCGTTAATACACGCCTAGATATTTCATCTAACAAGTCATTACTGTCCATATTCCGACACCTCTTCCTGAAAAATATAGTCATTTTAACTTGCGTTATTTAAAATGACGGTTTATAATAATGACTATGGAGCATTGCTTAAAATAAATTCATGCTCAGCCTGTTCTGCAAGATCAGGAAATAAGTCTTCGGCTTGCACACCAAAGTACTTAATCATCTTGAACAATAGTTTCACATCGGGGTTTCCTCTCCCGCTTTCAATGTTACGAATATGGTTTTCACTTACGCCTAAGTCCATAGAAACCTTGCGTTGAGAAACATTTTTTTGTTTACGATGTTTTCTAAACTGTTCTCTGCGCGATGGAATAACTTGCACATGCTCACCTCCTGATTTGGACTTGTGTGTGTTTTAATGTGCTTTTAAATGACACCTTTATCATATACGTCATTTTAAGAAACGTCAACCCTTGAAACGTCATTTTAAATGAATTTTTTTCTCGTGAGGAGTATCTATATGAATGATGACGAAAAAATGATTATGTCCGAACGTATAAGACAAGAAAGAGAAAACAGCGAATTATCCCAAGAGGCTCTTGCTGTTAAGTTGAATATGAAGAGAACAAACGTAGCTAATTATGAAGCCGGTAGAGTAACACCGCCGAGCAATGTTTTGAGGGAATTAGCTACTATTTTTGGGGTCGATGCTGACTATCTTTTGGGTCTCAGTGATATTAGAAAAAGATATAGCAGCGACAATCATCAAGAAGTACCTAATTGGGCCACAAAAAAAGATAAACGGGATTTCAAACAACTTTTAACCGATGATCAGGAATTAATGTTTGATGGCGTTCCACTAGATGAGTCGGACAAACAAAGAATCAACGACATACTCACAGGTTTATTTTGGGAAGCTAAGCGCCTGAACAAAGAAACCTATGGGAAAAAGAAGAACACCAAGAAAGACAACTCAGAGTAGGTGATCCCTTGGATAATGTCATTCAAAAACTTGTGAAAAAATTTGGAACTAACGACCCTTTTGAGATTGCCAAAGGATTAAACATAATCATTGTTTACAAGAACATGGGGAAAACAACTCGTGGAATATACTTCAGAAAATTACGAAGAAGGTTCATTGTTATTAATAGTGAACTATCTGAAGAGTGGCAGAAAGTAGTATGTGCTCACGAGTTGGGTCATGATAGGCTTCATCCTGGCTTGGGTAGGTTTTGGTTGGATGAGAACACCTTTTTCAATACTGGAAAATATGAACGTCAAGCTAATACTTTCGCAGTTAAACTACTTACTTACACCACCAACCAATACATTGACGAACCATTGGATCGATTCTTATTGCGTTGTGGTGTACCCCACGAAATACATAAACTGTTTCTGTAAGCTTTCGTCTTCGCTGAAGGTTTACTTTCTATTGCCCAAAAAGCGAACATACATTCTATTTCATGAAAGGTGGTGATGCGAACTGCATTAAATTGATCAAAATTAGAAAGGAGTATTTACCATGGCTAGAGGAAGTATTGAAAAGAGAGGAAACAACAGTTGGAGGTTAACTGTAAACGTAGGACTTTTACCAAACGGAGAGAGAGACCGTAAAAGAAAAACCATCATTGTTGAAGATAAAGCACTTTTAAAAACAACAAAAAAGTTAAATGATTATTTAGATAATGAATTAGCCAAATTCAAAATTGAAGTTGAGTCAGGTGAGTATATCGCACCCGAAAAAATGGATTTCAAACATTTCACTGATGAATGGACAAAGAAATATGCAACTAAGCACCTAGAGATAACTACATTAGAAAATTATGAACGACAACTCGAGAATCACATTATTCCAGTTTTTGGACATATGCGAATCGATCAAATTAAACCTCTTCATGTAGTTTCATTTCTAGATAAGTTGTCTGAGGAAGGATCTCGCAAAGATGGAAAAGAAGGTGGTTTAAGCGGCACTTCTCGAAGGTTCACACATAGGGTTCTGAAGGATGTACTCGAACGAGCGGTAGAATGGAAAGTAATCAAGTCCAACCCTGCGGATGAAGTTAAACGCCCTAAAATAGATACAGAAGAAAAAGGTTTCATGACTGAGGAAGATTTATTTGAGATGTTTGATAAATTAAGAAATGCACCGTTAAAGTGGAGAGTGCTTGTAGAATTAGCTGCTACTTCTGGAATGAGGCGCGGCGAACTCCTCGCTATTGATATCAACAAGCACGTCCATTTTGAAGAACACAGTGGAACAGAAATTGCTTTTATACAAGTACGGGAATCACTAGCTTATGCAAAAAAGAAAACTATATTTAAAGACGTAAAATCAAAGAAATCTCGTCGTACTATTCCTGTAGCCGACTCAATCGTGCCCTTACTCAAAAAATTGATCAAACAAGTAAAACTCAATAAATGGAATCAGCAAGACCTATGGCAAGGTGGCGATCGTATGCTGTTATTTGGGCAAGACAATGGGCTGCCGATGTTTCATACCTCACCTACTCAATGGTTTGCGAGGTTCCTAAAGAAACACGAACTTAAACAAATACCCTTACACGGGTTGCGTCACACTACAGCGACTTACCTAATGAGCAAGAACGTTCCAATGAAACAAATACAAGAGTTACTTGGTCATGCCGATATAAGAACTACAGGAAATATGTATACTCATGCAATTGAAAAATTGAACCGTGATGCAATTCAAACTTTCAATCAATTCAAAGAAGTTAAACAGCTTGTCCCCAATTCGTCCCCAATAGAAGAAAAATTGTAG